GTGTTTTGCTTGTGCCCATCCCGAAGCGGGATGCGCTGAAGGGTCTCGCCCAAGGGGCAAACGGGACAGACTATCGTGATCGACAGGACCGCTTTTGATAGTCCTCGTCGACACATCGGCTTGGATTGAGTGGCTGATAGGGTCCCCAACCGGGGACAAACTGACAAAACATCTGCCGGAGCAAGCGGATTGGCTTGTGCCGACGATGGTGCAGTTGGAACTTGCAAAATGGCTCACGCGTGAGGTCGGCGAGGACAAGGCCGATCAGGTGATCGCTTTTACGCAGGTCTGTCAGATCGTCCCGCTTGATACCGAGATTGCGCTTGGCGCGGCCGAGGCCTGCCGCACCCACAAGTTGGCAACGGCAGATGCCATCCTGTTTGCTACGGCGCGGGCGCGTGGGGCGACGCTGCTGACCTGCGACGCGCATTTCGAAGGACTGCCTGGGGTCACCCTGATCGAGAAGATCAAGAGCTGACGCCAGAGGTGCCGTTATCCGCAATCTGCTCGTTCAGCTTTCGTACCATCACGGCCTCGATTTCCGGCAGCAGTTCAGCGGCGATCAGCGTGTCGATGCCCAACGCATGAGCGAGGGCCAAGGCCGCGCCCATATCCCAGCCCAAAACTGCGCCGGGGATCACCCGCAATTGTCCACCGAGGCGACCGATCAGATCCCAGATCTGCCAGCCCTCTGGTGTCAGCGGCCTATTCACTTTTGCGGGGCAGTCCGGGCACGGCCCCGTGCAGGCGGCGCAATACCGATCGCCCCCGCCGAAGGACCACTCGGCGAGGGCGCGGAGACGTTTTTTTCCGCGTCCAGAATCAACCCGCGTGCGACATATTGGGTCTGGAAGGCCTCAAAGACCGGCCAGATTTCCAAGAGGGCGTCGATGCCTTCGGGGGTCACTGTTACGATATTGCCCGTGTCATCCCCCACACCTTCCCAATCCAAGACAGCCCGGCGGGCGACAGCTTTCGCCATGGTGAGGGCAAGTTCCTCTTGGGTGGAGGTGTCTGACATTGCCTCAATGGCCGGATCCGCGCGGGCCGAGACCATCAATGCAGTGGTCAGAGGTGCCACCAGCAAGCGCAGGCCCGGGGCAAGCTCAAGCCATTGCGGCGCGGCAGTCAAGTTCAGACGGATCATGGTTAAGCCTTTCTCAAAACAAAAGCGACGTGCCGGGGCACGTCGCTTGGGAGGGTGGTCTGCAGAAAGAACGGCGGTTCAGGTTACTGCAGGCAGCATTTCTTGAACTTCTTGCCGCTGCCACAAGGGCAGGGATCATTTCGCCCAGTTTTTCCGGTGAAGACGCTGTTGAACGGGTCACCGGCTCGCGGCATCAGGGATGACAGCACGTTCAACCGCCCTGAAGCCTTCTTGGCCAGGTATTCCGGAGTGAAGCAGTACCATGGCTCAAGTTCCGCGATGGTGTCGGTGATCAGGGTGTTGCTCGAGAAATTGGTAAGCCATTCAGGCCGTCCGGCATCCACCGTCCCCTGAAGCCGCTGTGTAAAGTCCTCGATGCGGCTATGATCGGGCGTAATCAGCCCCTTGTCGAACACGGCGCGCACCGAAGGTTCCAGATCCACCAGCCCGAGAGCGGCGATACATTCGGCCCATGCCCACCAGATCTCTTCGCCGGTCACGCGGCCTGTCAGGTCGAAGAAGTCGACCAAGAACGCCGTGATGCGGGGCCGAAGCTCGGGATCCTCCAAGGCCAGGATGGCCAGCGTGTCAAACATCTCGCCGCGCACAAAGCCGTCAGCATCGTTATCCATGACGATGTCGAACAGTGGCTGCAAATCACCATCAAAAATCCCCGCCATGACACCGGCCGAGGCTTCTGTGATCAAATCCCCCAGCAGGGCATCCAGAAACGCCGGATCGCGCCGAAGCAGTGTTGCGAGGGGCCGATAGGCCTTGGTCTCGCGCCATTCGGCGAGAAGAAAGAAGATGAAGACGGAGGCCCCCATGCCCTCGAGGTCGTCGATCTTTGCCGATTGCAGTTGGTCGATGTGGTCCAGAAAGACAGGCACCATGGCGTCGCGGGATTTCCCTGCCGCCTCCAATGCTTCGCGCGGCAGGGGACCGGTGGCTGCCAATGCCGTCATGATTTCGGCGGGTGTCATATGCGGAACCTTTCATCGGGGAATCATCTGTAAAGATACAGCTATTCGGGGACAGCCTCCACTGGGCGGATTGGATTTGGCGTGCGATTCAATAGCTCACAATGCTGTTGATAAGGACGGCGGTGCACATGCGTGCGGGGCTGATAGCCTTGGCAGCTTGCCAGTCAAAACTGGCCTGCACGCCTTGGGGCCCCGCGATCTCAATCCGTGGGCGGGGCAGGTAGACGGCATGGGCGGTGAAGGTGAAGCTGGCATTGGCCCCGAGGCTGTAGTTGAATTCCAATTCGCAAGGGCTGCCATCGATGGCTTGGGTCACCAGCGTCGTGTCGGAAAACCGGACCTCAATGCGCCCGGTGAGTGCTGCCATGGTCGGGTCGGCCCCATCGATACGACCGTCGCCACGGATGGTCTCGATCCGGTCAAGGTTGTTCGAATAGGTGATTTCGGCCGACACCACGTTGCCCAGCGCAGTGCCATTGCGTTTCACCGTGCCGTTGAAATGGCCGAAGCGCTGAAGGCTCAACGCTGTCGGTGTGCCTGCGGCGGTAACGGCAGCGATGGCCTCACCCTGCGCCACCAAACGCGCTGTCGCGGTCAACAGGCCGGAGCGTTGCATCTGCCAAGACAATTGGTCGAGCACGCAGCCGGAATACATCGCAAAACGCGGCACTTCCGGCATTGCGGTTTCAATCGACAGGCTGGGCAGGGTCCAGTTGCCCGACTGGAATGTATGAGACTTGGGCGTGGTGCCAGAGGTGGTGGGCTGCCCAAATGCTGCCTTCAGCCAATAGCCGAATGCCTCCACATCAATCGGGATCACAACCTCGCCGTCGGCCGTCACCGCATCCTTGATCGGGGCCAGAGGATCGCGGCCATAGCCCAGCAGTTCGGATTCCAGCAAGGGTTGTTCTGACCCCAGAGTTGCCCGTGCAAAGGGCATCAACCGGAACCCGCTCACCGGCGGGGTGCCGTAAACCGTCTCATACGCAAGCGCCATCTGCGCCCGCGCGCCTTGCGCACGTGCCATGGGGGTCTCCTTTATGTGGGGGTGGTCAGGCCAAGGGGCCCGTGGTGGTGTACTGCAACACGACGGTGATCACCGCCGCTTTCAGTGCTGCCGCGCCCTCGACGGGGAGGTCGACCGAGGCCGGGGCTTCGGGTTCGACCCAATCGCAGAGGCCGCCCAGCGTGCGGTCGGCTTCCAGCGCGGTGCCAATGGCAGCGATCAGAGTGTCGAATGCGCTAGCCCGGCCAATCAGGGCCTGGACGACCACCTCGAGCTCGGCCCGGTGCTGGTAGTGATAGCGCAGGGGCGACAACGTCACTTCCGGCTCGCCGGGCTGGCCATCCCGCAGAATGATCAGCCCCGCCGCAGGGATCCGCTCGGGCAGCACTTCGTTACGCAAGGTTAGGGCGGCAAGCGGCTGCAGCCGTGCGTAGAGCGCGGCGAGGATGGCTTCGCGGGTGGTGGGCATTTGCGCGCCCCTCTCTGAATTGTGGCTTCTGCGATGGTTTCAGATATGCTAATGGTAATACCCGTGAATACTCACTCGGAGCAGCACGCATGAACACCGTCCGCCCCATCGCCGTGAAGCTCGATCAGGATACCCGCGACCGCCTCAAGCGGCTGGCGGATGCCAAGGACCGCTCCACGCACTGGATGCTGCGCGAGGCTGTGACGCAGTTCGTCGAGCGCGAAGAGAAGCGCGAGGCGTTCAGGCAGGCCGGTTTGCAGGCTTGGGAAGACTATCAGGCCACTGGCAAGCACGTCACGCATGACGAGGCCGATGCCTGGCTTGCCAAGCTGGAAGCAGGTGAAGAGGCCGAAGTCCCTGAATGTCACACCTGATCTGGTCACCCGCCGCGCTGCGGGATGTCGAGCGGCTGTATAAGTTCCTTGCCGAAAAGAACCCTGATGCCGCCCGCCGTGCGGCCAAATCCATCCATGAAGGCATGCAGATCTTGCGCGATCAGCCCGGAGTTGGTCGACCGGTTGATGACATGGAGCCGGAGTTTCGCGAGTGGTTCATCACCTTTGGCGACAGCGGCTACGTGTCCCTTTATCGGTTCGACGGTGCGACGGCGGTTATCCTCGCCATACGCCACCTGCGTGACGCTGGGTACTGATACGACTTTGCTTTTCAGCCGCCAAAGCCAAGTTGCTGCAAAGTCGTCCTATCAGGAGCTCCTGTCGCTGGAACGCCGACGGAGGTCTGGAAGGCTTTCATTGCTTCCTTTGATCCTGCACCCCATTGGCCATCTGGCGTGCCGGTGTTGAAACCGCCTGCGTTCAGTAGGGTTTGAATGGCACGGTAGTCGTCTTTACTGAGGGAGAGTGTTGTCCAGCCGCATGCGTCTGCGACCGCTTCGAATGCCTCTTGGCTTCCAGCGAGTTTGAATGTTGCGTCGTGGTTCTGTCCGTTGTTTTCGGTCAGACGGATGAACAATTGTTTTGCGTCGTAGATGGTGCGGATGAATGCTTCCGCATCACCACCAAACAGTCCAGCGCCCTTGTTGCTGGTCAAACCATTCCACCGCGTTTGCTGCGCGGGCGTTTCATCGGCACGCAAGGTTATGTCAAAGGTATTGCGCCGAAAATCGGCCATGAGGAAATCATCCTGCACGAAGATAAGCGCGGTTTCTCCCTCGACACATCGGGCAAGCAGCCCTGTCAATCCCATGTAATTTGACGGTTCATAGGCAGAGTAGTTGACGGCTGTGATCTGCACGCTGTCATCAACTGCTGCACGTTCTGTCTTGATTGCCCACCAACCGGCGATCCGATCACCATCTTTGTGGGCCTGTTCAAAGGCGGCGCTGCTGTAGTCGATCTCCGGATATTTCGGATCTGCCCAAGCGATGGCACTGACAGCTGGTGCAGTGTTTTGCGCAGCCATGGATGGTTCGGCGGCAGGAGCCGACGTCGGAGTTGTTGAAGCGGCTACAACGGGGAACGCAATGCCATACTTGGCTTGAAGATAACCCATCTGCAGTTGCGCCAATGTCAGCCGTTCTGTTTCAGCACGGCTAAGCGCGAGTGCCTGCATGAGACCACCTCCCTTCGCCGCCTCCTTTTCAGCTTCCTCGATACGCTGTTGGGCCGACGCCATTTCCCCGAGAAGTTGCTGTGCACGAGCCTCGTCAGGTTGGACTGCTGAAACGATCACCTCAACTGTCGCGCCGCTTTCGGCAGCTGAGATACGATTCGCGATAAGGGTTTTCGATAACAGCAATGCCTCAAGTCGGGCTTCAGCCAAACCCTTGATCAGCCCACCATCATACATAGCGATTTTCGCCTGAACCTCGGTGATCTGTTGCTCAATCGACGCAAGTTCAAAGGCAAGCGCATCTTCGGTTTGTGCGAAGACTGTGGTGGCAAAGCAAAATGCCAAGGCAATGGGAAGTGACTTTTGTAAGATGCGCATTTCAACAACTCCGCTTTGTATTCAGGCTATTGGTCTCGTCTAAGTTCTTCAAGTCGAAGATTGTCATAACTTGCCAGCACCCCAATTCGCCACAATCAGTCCGGGCACGTCTTCCACCGCCCGTTCTGCATCCCGCGCCAAGTCCAGCCTCTTGGACAACTTTACCTGCGGCACCAGCAGGAAGATCGGCACGGTTGCCACGCCGCGCCCGGTTTTTGACTTGCTCGCCACAGCGCGACCTTTCGTATTCAGCCGCCCCTCGGCCACCAGCAGGCTCGGTCCACGACGACGGTAGATGAACCGTAGCCGCAACCCAGCGCGGCGTTCCCATTCGCCGGGGGTGATCCGTCCACCCTTGCTGCTTTTGCCAGCGGCCGCAGTCGGGATAGCCAGCCAAAAGCCGTTCTTGGACCGGATCAATGGGCCGGTGTCATGGGCCCCGACGATCACCGGTGCGTTCGACCAGACCAAGGCCGCCGCGCTCAGACTGTCGCCGGACTTTGGGAAGCTGGCGAGCCGGATAGAATTGCCAAGCCGGGTGCCCAGCCCGGCGCCGGTGATCTGCGTCCGCCAGGCGGATTTCAGGCCCGTTCCGGCCTCGCGCATGGCGGCCGTGACGGCGCGTTCGCCTGCGGCAACTTCGGCCGCCATCATGGCGACGATGTCCGGCGCGATATCGAGCTTCAGTTTCATGCGGGGCGCAAATCCAAGGTCCAGACGAGCCGCTCGCGGTCGCGAACCGGCTCGCCCTGAATGAGGAAGGCCTCGGAAGCGATCTCGATCCGTTCGCCGGGGCGCGGGTTGGGGACCTCGGCCACGCGAAGATCGACGCGGGTGGTTTCCGACCACAGACGCGTGTCGCCGAACGCGGTGATGTCGTCCGCGCGGCGCATGACCACGCGGACGAGGACGGGCGTTCCACCGTCGGCGACATAGACCGCATCACGGGCGATGTTGGGATCGCAAAAGACGTTGTCGATGGCAGCGATAAAGACGGACATGGGCAACCCCTCAGTCGGCGCTAAAGAGCCGGATCGCAAGGCGCGGGCGCTTGTTGACCGGCAGGATCGAGCCTTCCGTCATCAGGTCGATCCAGCGCCCCTTGGCGTCCATCATCTGGCGGGCATAGAGCGGCAGGCCGATGGTATTGGCGGTTTCCAGCAGGTTTGCGGGTCCGCCATAGGTGGTGAAGGTATCAAACGTGCCCATGGGAAAGGCGATGCCCTCGCCTGTCGGGATCAGCCGCTCAGAAGTGCCGTTCGAGAGCGTGACCGAACCGTTATATTCCTCAAAGAGGACGCCCGCGAAGGGGAAAGCCCGGCGCATGTCCTCGCGCAGGGGCTGGCCACCAGTGGCCGAGAAGAATTTGTAGGCATCTTCCGTCTTGGGGTGACTGATCAGCTTGTCGAAGAACTCGGAGCTGACCAGCGCGTGGGCGGTGGTCATGGTCTCGCCCATCAGATTGTCCTCGATGGCGCGCAGGGTGGTGCGGACTTTGCCTTGGATGTTGGTGCCTGCGGTCCCAAAAACAAAGTCGACCGAGATCTGATCAAGCCCGAATTCGGTGAAGTAGTTGTAGAGCGTGGTGCCAGCGCCATCCTTCACGATGCCGCGCAGCGCATTCATTTCCATGTATTCGCGGGTCTGGGCGTGCTTGCGGCGCATCAGCGTCAGCTTGCGGTTCATCACCTCGACCAGCGGATCGGTGGCATCCGAGAGGCCGAGCGCAGGCATCCCCTGGACGTCGGCGGGCAGGATCACGTCGTCATGCGGGATCCAAGGCAGGGCAAACGAGCGCATCGAGCGCGCCTCTCGGTTACCGACGGTGGCGGGCGCGCCGAGAGGGACCGAGGGCAGCAGGCTCAGCACGCCCTCGTGCTGTTCGATGACGATGGCGCGCTGGGTGACGCCTTCAAAGCGGAAAAGGCCGATCTGGCCGAGGCGGGTGTAGAGGTTGGGCAGGATATTGATGGCCTGCGTCATCTCGGCAAGCGAATAGCCGCCCACATCAAATGGGTTGCGGGTGATGGTCATGGGGGACTCCTGGGGAAAGAGGGGGAAAAAGGCCGGCCGCGCCAAACAATCCGGCGCGCGTCTGGAAAGATCAGGCAGTGTCGCGCGCGATAATCCCGGCTGCTGCCAGTTGGCCGATCTTGGTGGTGATCTTGGCAGCGTCATCGACGGTGGCGTCGTAAGCGAGCGCCGCCCGCGAGACGATGGCAGGGCCCCGCGCCACGACGATGCCAGTCGCATCGGCCAGCGTGGCGTCGACGGCGTAGAGCAGCACGGCGCTAGCGGTCTGCGCGCCATCGCTGCCGCCGCTGGTGGCCAGCTTGTATTTGGCGCTGGCGGTGATGCGGCCCAAGACTGAGCCGACCGGATAGGGCATGCCGGCCAAGAGCGTGATGGTCTCACGGGTGTAGTTCGGGTTGACCTCATATTTGAGGACATCGCCCATGGTCAGGGGTTGGTTGAGGACGGTCATGGTGGCGTTCCTGTGTAAGGGGGCAAAAGGCATCCCCCGCCGGGGCGGTGCGGCGGGGGACAGTCAGGCAATGAGGTGTCGAGATTTTGTCTGGGAATAGCAGGGGCGTCAGGCCCGGCCGCCTGCTGCAGCAGCGCGTTTTGCAGCTGCGACGATCGGGCTTTCCTTCGCTTGCGGCCGGACGGGCGAGGGCGGAGCGGCCACAATGTCGCGTGCGTCTGCGGCAGCACTTGCGCGCTCAATCACGAGGCGACGCAGGGCCTCGGGGGATGTGCCCTCGCGCAGCGCTTTCGCCGCGTCGATGGTGACACCGAGCCTGCCTGCCTGCGCCGCGATCTCGGCGATTTCTGCCGCGGCTTCTCGGAACTGCGCCGATAACTCCGCCAGATTGCCCGGTTGCGTTACGGCAGGAGCCGTCGGTGCAGTTGCCGCTTGGGGCGTTGCCGGAGCGGCAGGCGGATCATCAGCCGTGTCTGTATTGCCGTCCTGTGGTTCGGTCGCCTGATCAAGAACGTCCTGTGGGCTGTCGCCGGGATCATGTTCGGTGGCCATATGTGCCTCCTGTTTGGGGTTGAGAAGGGATGCGCGCTGTGCGCGCGCGGGTGATAGCGTTGGGGTGCGGGTCATCAATTGCCGGAAGGCCGCAAAGCCGCGCGCAAGGTCGGTCACTTCATCAGCGAGGCCCGCGGCGATGGCATCGGCCCCACGATAGGTTGCGGCCTCAGTCGCCATTGCGGCGTCCAGGCTCAGCCGCCCGGCACGACCGGCCGCGACGGTCTCGGCGAAGAGGAACCGCAGCACGTCGATCTCGTGCTGGATGTCGTTTCGGACCTCTGCGGGCAGTGGCTCGTAAGGGTTACCGTCAACCTTGTGGGTGCCTGAATGGATCAGTGTTACCCGCATCCCGTCTTGATCAAGCTGACCGCTGAGATCGGCGTGCATCACAACGACCCCGATGCTGCCCAGAGCACCGGTGCGCGGCAGCAGGATACGACTTGCCTGACTTGCCAGCGCATAGCCCGCTGAGAAGGCGTGTTCGGCCACAAAAGCCCAGACGGGTTTTGTGGCACGAATTGCACGAATGCGATCTGCGAGGTCAAAAACACCCGCAACTTCGCCACCAAAACTGTCAATTTCCAATGCGAGGCCGCGCACAGCAGGGTCATTGGCTGCCGCCTCAATCTGGGCCGCGATCCCCTCATAGCTGGTCTGGCCCGAGGATTGTCCGATCCAACCCCCACGATGGATCAGCACGCCGGAGATTTCGATCACGGCGATACCATCCACCACTGGGTAGGGCGCCTCACCATGCTGGTGGAAATTGTTCAGCATGCCACCGGCCAAGATGCTGGCGCGCGCGGGCGGGACGACTGTGCTTTCCAAGGCGCCGCTATCGTCACCAATCTCGACCCTGCGCCCGAGGATGCGCGGCCCAAGGCCGGAGAGAAACGCCATGGCCTTGGAGGGCTCAATCAGCAGCGGCGTATTGAAGGCGCGCGCGGCAATGCGGGCATGCAGCATCAGGATTGGTCCTTTGTTTGGTTTTGCATTTCCAATCTCCATAAGGTAATGTGATGCAGTAATTTGTAAGGAATAAGGTCATGCAGGAATCAACCGTGACGATCAAAGGCCAGACGACCTTGCCCCGCGATGTACGGGCAGCACTTGGCCTGACCAGCGGGGACCGGGTGCGTTATGTCATCCTCGACGGCGAGGTCCGCATCCTGAAGGCCCGCTCGGTCAAGGAACTGCGCGGGGTGCTGGCGCGCCCGGGTCAGGCCCCCGTGACGATGGAGGCCATGGACGAGGCCATCGCCAGCGGTGCCGCCGCAAGCATGATGCCTGATCCGCGATCGCCGTTGATACCAATGTGCTGGTGCGTTTCCTTGTGCAGGACGACGCCGATCAGGCCCGGATCGCGGGCGATATCTTCGACCAGTTGACGGATACTGAGCCTGGCTTTGTCAGCCGCGAGGTGTTGATCGAACTCGTGTGGGTTCTGGAGCGCGCCTATGGCTACGGGCGCGCGCAGATTGCAGGGGCGCTGGATGGGTTGTTGTCCTCGACCGAGGTGCGGATTGAGGCGGGTGATGATGTCGGGTCCGCGCTGGATCTTTACCGCAATGACGGCTTTGGCTTTGCCGATCTGATGATCGCCGCCGCTGCCCGGCGCGCAGGTGCTGCCGAGCTTGTCACCTTCGACCGGAAAGCTGCGAGATTGCCCGGGGTTCGGTTGTTGCTGGGGTAATCATCCCCTTTCCGGCTGGTCCTCTCCTTCGCGCGGACGCTCTTCCGCGTCATCGGTTTCATCTGTCTGGTCGGTGTTGTCGGCTGAGCTCCCATCCGCCTCCTGGCCCGACAAAGCCTTCACGCCTTGAGCGGGTGAACCGGGGCGACGGAAGTCGAGGCCCAGCGCGCGTTCGCGAGCGCGTTCCGCCGCGATATCGCGGTCTACTTGTTCTGCGTCATAGCCACGTTCGGCGATGGCCTGCGTGCGGGATTTAAGGCCCGCCTCGATCTGGGCGATTTCGGCATTGGCGTCTTTCAGCGGATCGACCCAGTCCCACTTCGTCGGCAGCCAATCGGCGGCGAGGAGTTGGCTGCGGTTGGCCTCATAGCCCGGCAGCGTGAGGGCCCCTGACAACACGGCGGCGTCCATCCAGCGCGCGTAGACAGGACGGCAAAGCTGCCAGACCATGACGGAATGCTGCCAAGCTGAGACGCGGCGGCGGAACTCGATCAGCGCCAGGCGCGAATTCGAGAAGTTCCCCTTCACCATGTCATTGGCGATATATGGATAGGGAATGCCCAGTGCTGCCGAGATTTGCAGGAGGGTTCGGTACTGGAAGGGCTCGTAGGTGCCGCCGCTATCGGCAGGCTGGCCGATGGTGACATCTTCGCCCGGATCCAGTCGCACGATCTGGCCGGGGCTGATCTCTACTCCGTCTTGCCCATCTTCATCGTCCGGCGCGAGTGGGTTCTCCGGCGCTGGAGAGGTCACAAACATCGCATACATCGCCGCGACCTTTTTGCGGTCCAGCTCGGCATCGTCATACTGGTCGAGCAGAAAAAGCTTCACGATGGCGGGAGCCAGCTTTGAGACCCCGCGCAGCTGACCCCCTTCGACCGGGTCGATCACATGGATCACTTCCGCGGCGGGCACCCGCACGATCTCGCCCGCGAGCCCCGGATCGGTGCTGTCGCCCGGGTGGCGGCGAAAGAAATGATAGGCCACGCGCCGCCCGATCCGGTCGAACTCGATCCCCTGGCGGATGGGATTG